GGTTGGCATCGCGCAGGTCGGCACCGCACAGGTCGGCATCGCGCAGGTTGGCATCGCGCAGGTTGGCATCGCGCAGGTCGGCATCGCGCAGGTTGGCATCGCGCAGGTTGGCATCGCGCAGGTCGGCACCGCACAGGTCGGCATCGCGCAGGTTGGCATCGCGCAGGTTGGCATCGCGCAGGTCGGCACCGGACAGGTTGGCTTTTTCTGCCACCTTTTTTTCGACTGCCTTCACAAAGTTGTCGGCCTCGATCTCAAACATTACGCTGTTGTCCCATCTGTTGCGAATGATGAATTTCACTGTTGCCTCCTTATCTTGTTACGTTCTCGATGACCCGGTTGACCTGCTCCCGGTTGGCCGCAAGCCACACCTGAGCGGAAAGTATCGTTGACGGGGTGCGCATTGCTTCCGGATGTTTCTTTAGCCTATCGAGCAATCCCCACTGAATTTCGATGGAGCGTTTTGTTATGGCTTCCCGGTTGTTCATCATCCAGCAACCGACCTCATTCTCGTTGGCAGGGACAAAGCCCTGCTTCTTGGCGATCTCAACAGCGGCCTCGACCATGTATGCGGCTATTTCGGGTCTCATGCGGGCCTCCTTATGCTTCCTGCAAAATCTTTTGTGCCCGTGTGAGGTCAGCCGAGTACTGCCTAAACTCTTTGGTTCCTCTACGGGGTATTGTTTTCCATTTGTCGTTGATCGTTTTTAATGCCCCCGTGGCTTTCATGCGGGTTGCTTTGGATATTATTATTTCGTATTTCATGCGGGCCTCCTTAATAGACTTGGTATCCAAGCTCCTCAGCCGTGGCATCCATGGCCCTCGACGCATCCTGTATATTCAGGTCGTCGCCGATCTCAACCACGTTGACCTCGATATCCTCGCTGTCGGCATATACCGCCTGTATCAATCCCCGATACATTACAATGGCTATTTTGGTTTTCATGCTGGCCTCCTTGGGGGTGAATGTCATGATGATATTTTGTACCACGACCCCGAAAAGCTGTCAAGCAAAAACTTTACTTATTTTTCTCACCGTCAAATTTCTGTTGACAGATTTATGGGTTCTTTGGTACAACATAAACATGCTGATAAAAAAAGTGAAAAAAGTTAAACTCAATTTCCGAATCAAAACCAATAAGATAGCCTCATTCTGCGGGGTTAGCCGTCAAACCGTGCATAACTGGAAAACGGGCAGGGCATTTCCTCACCCAAAACACGAGGCTAAAATCAGGGAGTTAATGGCGCTTTACGAAAAGAAGGAGTAGGATTGTCAAATGGATGTTATGCCGACAATCACGGATTTTTACGTCCATGTGTGTCATCCTTTTGCACGACAGGCGCAATATGACTAAGGATTACGAAATTAATCAGCAGAATGCGACTTGTACCACCTCCTCCTTTACCCTCACCCGTCCAACGGTGGGGGTAAGGGGCGGGGAATAAAATAAAAGGAGAGGATATGGAGTATGAAGGGTTTTTAAAGCAAAAGCGGCTTATCAACCAATATGAGGGGATTCAGCATGAAGTGTCTGTAAATCCCCTTTTGTTTCCGTTTCAATCTGACATTGTAAAATGGGCCTGCAGGAAGGGACGGGCCGCCGTGTTCGCGGACACAGGACTCGGCAAGACATTTATCCAGCTTGAATGGGCCAAAGCGGTATCGACAACATGCATACTTGTTGCTCCATTGTCAGTCGCACGGCAGACTATCAGGGAAGCGGGTAAGCTCGGCCTTACCGTGAATTACTGCCGGGCATCATCGGATGTCAAGGACGGGCTCAATATCACCAATTATGAAATGATCGAACATCTGGACCCTACACTATTTGACGCGATTGTTCTGGATGAATGTTTTCCTCCAGATACTCCGATAAGTGTTTTTAATATTGACAAGTCTTTAGAATTGAGGTATATTAAAGATGTCCGAGAGGGCGACAAAATATTAAATGCTCAAGGAGAAGATCATGTCAAATCCATTTATAAAAGACAAATCAACAGGGCGGTTCGTATTTCAACCAAACAAGGACCTATTACCAGTAGCGAAAATCATCCATACTTTACCTTGCATGGATGGCGATGCGCACAAGATTTACAGTCCGGAGATTATATCATGGAGACAGTCGCGGCAGTGCGCTTGGTGCGGGAAGGAATTTACCCCGACGAATGGGGGGCAGAAGTGGCAACGGTTTTGCGGTCGGTCTTGCTCGGCGAATTGGAGAATGGCAACACCGGAACACAAGACGAAGATACACAATCCAGAGATAGACAAAAAGAGGGGGGCGGCGCGGTCCCGATGGTTAAGAAGTGGAAACCCGCAAGCACTGAAAGAATTGAAACGAATCACCAATTTAAACCCAATGTCGAATCCGGAAACGAGAGCGAAGGTGTCTGCTACATTGCAGAGAATGAAGCACAGACCTTCCGCGCCTGGGGGGAATGGAACTGGTTTGACGGTCCCGCAACAGATTTTATTGGATGCACTTGGAGAGAATTGGATAGCGGAATATTCTTTGTCACTGGGCCAACGGACTCCGGGCTATCCCACCGCCTACAAACTCGACTTAGCGAATCCAGAAAGAAGAATCAACATCGAAGTGGACGGACCATCCCATTACAGCCGCAAAATAGCAGATCAGAAACGCGATGCAAAAGTGGTTTCGTTAGGGTGGATAGTGTTGAGATTTTGGAACAAGGACATCCTGAATTGGAAAAATACCGGGATGGCGAAGGACACATATATTTCTATGATATTAAAGCAGTACGACATCCATCTTACACCGTAAACAATCTCTTGGTACACAATTCTTCAATCCTGAAAAGCATTGACGGCAAGACAAAGGCGAAGCTCCTGAAACTGTACGCAACCACGCCCTTCCGTCTTTGCTGCACCGCAACGCCAGCCCCAAACGATATTGCTGAGATCGCAAATCATTCTGAATTTCTTGGCATTATGAGCCGCAACGATATGCTGGCCTCTTTTTTCGTTCACGATGACGAAGGCTGGCGGCTGAAAGGTCATGCCGAAGAAGCCTTTTACCGCTGGATGGCCTCGTGGTCTATGTCGATCAAGAAACCATCCGATATCGGTCATTCAGACGAGGGATACATACTCCCGCCGCTTACCATCCACCCGGTATTCGTCACCTCGTCATACACACCCGAAGGGCAGTTATTCTTCACCGGGCTAAAGGGGATACAGGATAGGGCAGGGGTAAGGAAAAGCACGATAGACGATAAGCTGAAAGCCGTACAAGGGTTAATCCAGAACGGGGACCAGTACATAGTCTGGTGCGGATTGAATAAAGAATCCGATGCCGTTAAAGCAATGTTGCCCGATTGCCGCAACGTGCAAGGCAATGATGAGCCGGAAGAAAAGGCCAAGGCAATAGAGGACTTCCAGGACGGGAAATACAAGGTCATGATTACCAAGCCTAAGATCGCCGGTTTTGGCATGAACCTACAGAACTGCCACAAGCAGATATTTCTCGGATTGTCCGATAGTTACGAGGCATATTACCAGTGTATTCGCCGGTCATACCGTTTCGGACAGACGAAGCCCGTTGACGTGTATATCGTGCTATCCGACCACGAACAGGAGATATTGGCAAACGTGCAGAGAAAGGAAAAGGAGGCGCAGAGAATGAGTCAGAACCTGATAGACCACGTAAAGCATTATGAGGTTGACGAACTGAAAAGTTCCGATCACGATTTTGCATATGAGACCAGCAATGCGGAAGGAAAAGACTACAAGGTTATGCTCGGCGATTCCGTTGAACGGATGAAGGAGATCCCTGATTCAAGCATTGACCTGTCCGTATTCTCCCCACCCTTTATGAGTCTTTACACTTATTCCCCGACTGAGCGTGATATTGGCAACTGCAAGGGAACAGCAGAATTTTTCAAGCACTTTCAGTTCATTATCGATGAACTTATGCGGGTGACGAAGCCGGGCCGTTTGTGTTGCGTTCATTGCGCCGAGGTGGGTACAACATTGAACACTCACGGCGTTATTGGATTACAGGACTTTCCCGGTGACTGCATCAAGGCTTTTCAGTCTACCGGATGGGTATATCACGGCAGGGTAACGATTGATAAAAACCCACAGGCCCAAGCGATCAGGACACATTCTAAAGCCCTTCTTTTCGTGCAGAAGAATAAGGATAGCTCATGGAGCCGCCCGGCAATCGCTGATTATATCGTCATCTTTCGGAAGCCCGGTGAGAACGCGGTCCCGGTCAAGAATGATGTCAGCAACGAAGAATGGATAACGTGGGCGCATCCGATATGGTACGGCATCAAGGAAACTGACACTCTGAATACCGCCGTAGCCAAAGAGAATAAAGACGAGCGCCACATATGCCCCCTGCAGCTCGGCACAATCGAAAGATGCGTCCGGTTATGGAGCAATAAAGGCGAGACGGTTTTTAGCCCGTTCATGGGTATCGGGTCCGAAGGGTATGAATCAATCAGGCTGGGCCGCAAGTTTATCGGCATCGAATTAAAGCCTAATTATTTCAACGTAGCAGTACGCAATCTTGAAGAAATTTC